AGACGAGTGGGTTCGCCATTCTTGTACTCAGGCCCGGGCATATTGCCCATACGCGCTAGAAAGGAGGCCCGTCTAGGGTTGTCGCCTGATTTGACGGGAGCCTTTAGATTCCCGCCAGTTGCTTGATTATAAGACTCTCTACCCTTGGCATTCAAGCCGCCTTTAGGGTTTTGACCGGCTTTTCTTTGCCAAGCAGCAGTTTTCATTTCTTCCTCGCGGCTCTCATGTTGTCTACGAGGTTGGGATACGGCCTGCCAGCCTCTTTAGCCATCTTTTTAGTTACAGCCTTCTTTGCTGGACTAAGAGGCTTAGGAGCGCCCAAGTACTTAGGACGTTTCTTGTCCCAAACCTCTTTCACTTCTTTTTCCGGGCTTTCCCGGCCTCAGATAGGGCAATTGCCACTGCCTGTTTAGGACTCTTTACAACAGGACCACCTTTGCCGGAGTGCAGCGTACCAGACTTGTACTCCCGCATGACCTTGCTGATTTTCTTCTCGGCTTTGGTCTTTTTCATTTTTTGCCCCGAGTCATCTTGTTGGTCATCGCACGCTGACCACGCTTAGGCAGTGGTTTTGGCTTACCAACGGCAACCATGATTGCCACAGGCATACCCATCTTCTTTCCAGGCTTCTTTTCCATCTTAGGTGCTTTACCGTACATGATTAATCCTTTTTGATAGGCCCACCAGACTTCCAAGCATCACAAGTGCGGGCCGCTGCACAAGTGAAGTGAAACAGGTCGCAATAACCCAAATCTGCCGCCTTGACAAACTTCTTGTCATAGGACATCTCATCCTCATTCTCGTATTCAGCCTCGTCTTCAGTCTCGTCCTCAACCTCGTTTTCGATCTCGTCTTCCTCTTCGTACTCATTCTGGTCGTTTTCCAAGCCCTTAATGATGCATTCCATCATCTTTGGAGTTTGGATAAAAGCCGCACAATTACCACACAGCATCCCTTTGATCGCGTCAGTAGGAGCGTTGTACATCTTGGCCTTTTTCAGCCAGAAAACCTCGTTAGGCTCATTGGGATTTGGAGGCCCATAACCATACTCCTTAAAAGCATGGTTGCGATTCTTGAGGTTGATGTGAATATCCTGTGTCGCAATCGGACAGGTATATTCAGAGAACAATCCTTCAGGCATTTGCATTACCTTTTGGCTTTGGCGGTCGCCCAGGCTTCTTCGCTGGAGAAGTCATGGGAAGCGGACGCTCTTCTTCCTCTTTAGGTTCCAGCTCATCAATACGGATGTAGCCAGAATGACCCTTCATTGACTCGATGTCGTGAGTGTACGTGAATGACACGGTATTGCCACTAGCCAAACAGCGAAAAGTTGCCATGTTTTACCCGTAAATAGGGATGTAGCCATCAGCACTCACAAGCCATGCTTTGGTTGCTGCGGCATCTTCATAAACTGGGATGTAGTCAATCCAGGCTTTCTTGCCAGTGGTTGACACAAGAATGTCCGCGTCGATATTTCCACTATAGGAATTGAGAATTCCAGGAGAAGCGGCAGTTTTGACGGGAATGTAATCAGACCAGCGTGTCAGCCCAGTCAGGCTAGACAGCTTGAAAACAACCATTTTCCCGTTGTTTGAGGGAAACGTTTGAGGAACCATTTACGCCTCCAATGAGAAACAGGGGGCTTGTGGCCCCCCGTCCTTTACACCATCCGACCGATAACCAGTCGCATCGTCGTAGATGCCACGTTCACAGCGCCACCAGTAGGGTTGTAGGTAACGATAGTCACCGTGTTAGCAGCAGAAACGTAAGCCCGGCGAACCAGACCAGCCTCGCTAACACCAATAGACATACCAACTACCATATCGCCCAAAGCAGCACCAGGAACAGTCACGGTATCAGTATCGGTAGCGCCAGCATCAACACTTGCGCTATCCAGAGTACAAGATACGGCCCAGGTATCCGAGAACAAGCCCCGGAATTGGTCATTCCCGCGACGGGATACAACAGCGGTTGCAGCAGCCATTTCAATCTCCTATAGAAAAAGATCCCTCCCCCGAAGGGGAGGGGACAACTGCATTAGGCCGGAACTGCCAGAGCAAACGCAGCAGAAGCATCAGCAGCAGTGCCGGTAGCATTGGTACGCAGAGCCTTCACACCGTAGATCGTGTCAGCGGTGAACAGGGTGCCCAGGTACTCTTGCTTGTACTGAGTCTGCGAACGGATGCCCAGTTGCTCAACCAGCACCATCGCGTCACGATGACCCATCAGGCAGATACGGTCAGCGCCGCTGTTGCCAGCGCCAGTGTCGGCGTTGGACGAAGCGAACACAGCCATACCATACAACTGACCGATCTCACCATTGCGGATAGCATCGCCGTTGCCAACAAATGCCTGCTCGGTGTAACGGGCCAGACCCATCAGGGTATTGCGGCTCGACGGGGGGATCAGGAAGAAACGGCCATCCATAGGGATGTCGTTGTCGTCCAGACGTTGGATCGTGCGACGGATAGCAGCATCGGTCAGGGCAGCGGCGTTGGAACTCGTGCTGTTGTAAGCAGTCGTGCCATCAGAGCCGACAAAGGCCTTTGTCGAGGTGTTGCTGGTAGCGTAGTCGTTCGTGCCCACGGTTGCGCCGTTGAAAGCGCGGCCAAGCTGAACGAGGTCGGTGTCGATGCGACGAGCCAGGGCGTAACCAGCGTCTTCCGTGTAGAAAGAACGCAGGCTGGTCAGGGCTTGCACTTCAACGATGTCCTCGATCAAGCGGCTGTACTCAAAGTGCTTGTTAATAAGCACTTGAATGTTGGTGTTGCTCTCTGCAATCAGAGTAACAGCATCAGTCGCGATTTTGGCGTTGGCGGTGCCACGAGCGGGCGACGGGATGTTAACGGTATCGCCCTTCTTGCCTTTGAAGGACATACGCTTGACTACGTTAGCCAGAACGAGGTTCTTCTTAAAGGCAGCAACAATCTCATCACTCCAAATTTCGGGGATGAAATTAGCTGCGGAAGTGGTGGTTACCGAATTGGTAGGGGAAAAAGCAACGTTTGCCATGTTAAATCTCCAAAAAAGTTAGTTACCGGACTCGCCCTTCAGCATACGCTTGCATGATCTCATCGCTCAAGCTCTCGTACCTAGCTGGGTCTGTCATTTTTAGCCGAATCAGGTCGGCTCGGCGGTAAACCCTCTTAGAACTCTCTCCAGATCCACCTACATCAACCTGTGCAGCCTTCATAGTCTTTGCTCGCTCGCTTGACGCTTCTGCTTGCTTAGTCTTCATGCCACGCAATTGCTTGTAGGTAGACAATAGCTCATTAGCACTATCGTAGTCAAACTCAGCATCGGCCTTTGCGTACAGACCAAGGCGAACGGACGAACCCTTCACCCAGTCTTGGAACCCTGTATCGCCAACAATGTCAGCGTAATCAGGATGCTCCTTAACCAGCTTCTGCTGAATCTGAATCCTCTTTAGTTCCATGCTGGCTTGACGCGCAGCAAGAACGTCTGGATGACTCTCAATAGTCTTTTGAACCGCTTTCTGAGGATTCTCAAAAAAGTCTACTTCCGGTTCTTCCTGTTTTGCTTCTTGCTTAGAACTGAGGTTTTGCTTGATAAGCTCATCAGCCAATTTACGGACTTCTCCGACCTCTTGGGCCTGTTTACCAATCAGCTTTTCAGCCTCTTGGTGCATCCGTATAACTTCATCCAGGCTTTTGTCCCTGTATTTCTCAGGGAGCGCAGGTTTCTGTTGTTCAGCTTCGATTTCGCCTAGCGGCTCAGGTTCTTGGTCAATCAGCATAGATTTTTCCTGCCAAAATGGTTGTAGGAGATTCAACTCGGTCCAATGACTTATGAGTTGGCTTTACGCTCCGCCTTCAACTTTTCGATGTGTTTACGCTCAAATCGCCCATGTTCACTGGGGAAATGACCGGACCAACCTTCTAGTTTGAAAGAAGGAGCGCTTATGACGCGGTGGGCGATACCACCACATCCACACTGCACTTCAGTTGTCTCATAACCAACTAGTCGTTCAGTGCGCTGTCCGCATTTGCAGACAAATTCATACATTCTTTTCATTCAAGTCCTCGTATGCATCCTCGCTGACCTTTTTCAAGGTTTTTAGCCAAGTAAGAATCGAGATCTCACCTTTACGAAATTGTAAACCTTTCTCATCAACAATTGTGCTGACATTGTTCATAGAGGTCAACATATTGTCTATGTCCTCCATAAGATCAGCCCACCCAGGATGAGAGAACAGATCAAACCTGTCTTCGTAATACTTTTGTAGTTCTGGCGACATTGTTGTAAGAAATAGGTTTATCAGGGCATTAGTGCTTTTAGCTCGTCAGGAGTCTGGGAGGCGTCCATCTGGGCCTGGAGAGCAGCATACTTGTCCCGAATCTTCTGACGTTCTGCCTCTGCGCCGTTCACTTGACCGGGGATCTGCTTGGCAATAGCGTTGTCAAAAGGCTCAAACTCAGCAGCCCGTGCAGCCCGACGCGCTTCGTGGGCAATTGCCTTGGCTTTGGTCATGTCAATCTTAATCATGTCTTACTCCTCGTAGACCCATGCGCCACGGAATGTCCTGTCAGACGGAATGTCAGCGACATCCACAATTTTAAAAGGCTTGCCAGCCGGAACGTCCTTAGCAGCGATCTCTTCGATGCTTAGTCCGCACTCGGCAGCAGGAATGATGACGGACACTCCGCCTTCGTCTGTTGGGTAAATGATTCTCTTATCCATCATTTCCTGCCTTTCGTGTTAGGTTTGTCTTTAGGGTTCATGTGGGGTCTAGCGGAAGATTGCGACAAAAATTTGAGATGTGTCAATTAATGTACCCGTATTATCTCTGGTAACTATATCGAGCGAAGAGGAAGAACCCACCGCAACAACTATCTGCCTTTGATTACAAGAGCAAGGAGCCGAATAATTTACATCACTCATCGCTGTAGTAAAGTTCACCGTATATTGCCCAGTACCAACATCCGTGATACTCGATACGTTCCCACTAGCTCTGATGGCGACGGTGCCCGTCCCGTTAAAATTTACCCATGCTCTGCATCCATATGCAGTAGCAACAGAGCCGTAACCAGAGTTGAATTGGAACAGACCGGCAGCAGTGATACGAGCTTGTTCAGTGTTATTGGTAAGGAATAGCAGCGGGTCATTTGTTGTTACGTTAATTGCCGGGCCTACACCAGCAAAATCTGACCGCATTGAGATAACTTTTGTTCCTGCGCCATCTTCGTTTACCTGCATACCGATGCCACCGCGAACATCCAATTTACGGGCAGGCGAAGCAGTACCAATCCCCACATTGCCCGCAGCAGTCACGGTGACGTTGGTCGTACCGTTGTTTTGCAGGGCAAGGATGCCATCATTCGCCCCAGAGGTCTTTAGACCAGCAGAGCCGGAGACTACGCCATCGTCACTATTGATTATTGCTGGCATGGTTGCTCCTGATTACCGAAATACCTGAATGTTTACAACACTAGGGTCCACAAAATTTAAGTCTGAAGATCGTTGTGTTGCCAATCTAAAGCCTTGGGCATTTCTTGTCTGCACCCCGCCTGACCAAGAATTAGAGCCAGCAGCACCAGTAGACGCACTCCAGGAAACAGAATAATTTGTATCTGGCATAGCGACGACAAAATTAACGTACCAGTCTCCAGTCCCAAGATCAGCCACACTGGCAATGTTTCCATTTGCATTCAGTGTTGCACGCCTAAGAGTGATGTTGCCACTGGTAGTTAAAGAGGTGCCTGCTGTATAAGTAAAAGTGTTTGCATTAGTTACTGTTGCAACTGTGTAAACGCCATCAACTCCTGTTCCGCTAGTAATGTCTGAATAAATGCCACTTCCAACAAGCAACCCATGCGATGTAGCAGTTACTGTAACTGTCGTTCCTGACTGACTATAAGTCCCAGTTAGGTTTGTATTGGCAGAGCCACTAAAATTTGCCCAAGCCCTACACCCATAAACCGTAGTAACAGAGCCATACCCTGAATTCATCTGGAAATTGCCAGACGCATCAAACTCACCAACCTGAGTTCCACCCTCGGCAAACCCAATCCTGTCTGCGCCGGGGAAATAGATGCCCGTGTTGGTGTCCGTGCCACGAATGGCTGGAGTAGCCGCAGTACCGTCTACGTCAGAGAGTCCGTCCGTGCCGCTCAGAATTAACGTCATTTTTGCTCCTCATCTGCTGGGAGAGGTTGGTTGCCTTCTTCGCACCAACGAAGAAAAGCCTGATAGTCCGTGTTGGCGGGGTCGAAGGGGATGCAAGCACCGTCAAATAATCGGAGAACACAAGTATTAGAGTTAGTCAATTTATACATTTTATAGTTCCGAATTTAACCCAACAATCGCGGTTGTAACCCCCGCAGCGGCCTGACCTGCTGTTAACCCAGTAAACCCACCAATATTAATCTGACATGCCCCTACACCAAGCGAGCTATCTGCAATTGACGAACTTGACCCCGTCATGTTTGCAGCAGTGGCGAAGTTATAAAAAACTGGTGAAGTCGTCAGTAATGTTGCCGTAGGCGCGGCTCGCATGTTTTGATAGCTAGAGCCATGCACAACTTGTGTTGCTGCCCGTACCACCGCTATAGACCCTTGACCTGTAATTCTGTAGTACCTTTGGCAGAGTTGCTCCTCCGTACCGTACGGCCTGTAGTCAAAACTTGTGGCTGTGCTGCCTTTTTCAAGTTGTACGCCGGTGATGTAGAAGGTGGCTCCGTTGGTGCCGACGACGGAGGTTGCGCCTGTGACGGATAAATAATTTGCCGCCGCCCAAGCGCCAGCAGTACCACTGTATGTTGAACCTATACCTAAACCAAATCCAGCATAAATTCCAATGCCATTAGTTGTTAACCATGTGCCAGTTGTATCGCCAGCAATGGTTACGCTTTTTTGTTCCCAAGTGTTTGCGGATGAAATTGCGTATGTGAATGGGTATGACCTTGCGCCAGAACTATTCCGCAAACTGCCGCCAAATGTACCTGTCAAACTTGAATTCACCCAAAACGACAAAGTTACAGTTGCCGCAGATGCCGTACCCCATGCCAAGTCTGCAACATTCAATCCCTCTATTGGTTGATAAACTGTAAAGTAATCTCCTGCTCCAATGGTTACAGCAGATGCAACAGTCATCTTTAAGGAATTTATAAATCCAGACGGCGCTGTTGATACTTGTTGGGCAGTAAACTTAGATGCTTGTGAGCCGCCGTATTTAAATCTATCAGTCATATACGCATCATTCGCGGGGGTAGTAGATGCACCAGCATTCCTCTGGTCGATCACCATACCGCCGTTGATGATGCGGTTTTTGAAGCCGAAGGTGTTTGGGATATTTACAGACTGAGCAAAGGTTGCAGTCTGATCTGAGTTAAGTGTCAGGGCCGTTGTAGGCGTAGACCCCGTTTGGATGACCAAATTGCCATTGGTATCCGACTCAACAATGTAGCCAGTTGTTGAGGTTGTGCCAGTTTTGATGACGCTCATAGGATGATGTGCCTTTGTCCAGACGCAACCGTAAGAACAGCACCACTAGCCACAGTCAGTGGCCCAACAGACAGCGCATTGGTTCCCGTGGCTACGGTATAGGTCGACGAAACAGTCGTGCTGTTAACAATCAATCCGTTGCTTGCCACCAGCGCAGAAGACTGAAGCTCCCCAGTGCTGGGCTTGTACAGGAGTTTGGCGTCGCTGGTGTAAATTGTGGATAGTGTTCCACTTGTCGCTGCTGCAAATGTTGGGTAAACGTTTGTTGATGTACTTGTATCGTTTGTTATTGATACACTAGAACCAGAAGTTACCGTTGCCCAGGATGTGTTTGTTCCATCCGTAGTCAGGTACTTTCCAGACTGAGATGCTTGGCTTGGAGCAAGCGCATTGAAGGCCGCGTTTGCAGTCGTTTGACCAGAGCCGCCATTAGCAATTGCCACCACGCCGGTTACATTGGCAGCGGTGCCAGTCGTGTTCTGGTTTAGCGTTGGGATGTCAGCCGCAACAATAGCGCGGAATGTGGGAACGCCAGAGGTTCCATCTGGAGCAGCCAAAACATAGTTTGCCGTCTTGCTGGCATATGGATTTTGGGTGTCTCCATACCCAGAAGCAAGGCCAATCGCAGGCGTTGTGCCGCCAGTGGATGTAACTGGAGATGTGCCAGTGACGCTGGTAACAGTTCCCTGGTACTGGTCGGCAGAGCTAATCGTAAAGTTTGGGTACGTACCAGTAATCGTGGTAGTACCAGCACCAGTTAGGCTAACAGTCTGATCCGGCGCACTGTTCGTGATTGTGAAGTTGGGATACGTACCGCTGATCGAAATACCAGTGCTGGCCGTCAAGGCGACGGTCTGGTCTGGAGCAGTATTAGCAATCGTGAAGTTCGGATAAGTTCCACTTGTGCTGATCCCAGTACCAGCAGTGAGCGCAACTGTCTGATCGGGCGCAGAGTTCGTGATAACGCCAGTTGATGTGCTGTAACTGATCCCTGTGCCAGCACTTAGAGCTTGACGAGCGCGTGAATCTAGGTAATAGAGATTCGTGCCCTCATTGATGTTGGTCGTTGTTAGTGAAACAGCGCCAGTCTGCCCATTAACAGAAGTGACTAAGTTGGTCTGGTCAATCTTCTGCCAAGCAGTACCATTAAACAACAGCCAATCACCGATCTGCCAGTCTGTAATGCCATCTAGGTTTGTAGAGCCAGCAGTAGCAACAATGTAGTAATAGCCATTTGTGCCAACACCAGAGGCTAAAGATGGGCTATTGGTTGATGCATTCCAAGTTCCCTGATAGCTCAAGCCACCAACAACAGATCCCCAAGACAATACAGAGCCATCTGTGGTAAGGAATTTTCCTGCCTGACCAGCTTGGCTTGGAATCAGGTTATTGATCTGGGTCTGTAGGCTAGCCAGCGTATCTAGAACGGTCTGGCTTGTGCCGCCGCCATTGGTAATGACTTTGATCTTCTCGGCAAGATCAGGTGCGACAACCTCACCAACATTGATCGTGCGGCCAGATGACAGGCTAATGATGAGACTGCCGTCAAAGTCGATGTGAGCATCCGTTACGGATACACCATCAACCCCGTCCCGACCATCTTTGCCATTCAGGCCATCCTTGCCTCGCGGACCCTGCGGACCAACAGAACCATCCCGGCCATCTCGGCCATTTGCTCCGTTCTTTCCGTCTTTTCCGTCCTTGCCGTCCTTAATACTCGCAACTCGCTGCTCGATCTTATTGCCCAGATCATCGTACTTGGAGCGAATATCGGCCTCAATCTTCTTGAGAGCCTGGACTACTTGCTGGACGTTCTCCGTAACCTTCTGCTTTTGAAGCTGACGGGTCTTCTGGAGTGACTCACGAATAGACGCCAGAACAGCCTTCTGCTGCTCCGGTGTCATGTTTTGGAGGATCAGTTGTTTGGCAAGGCTTTCAACGTCCATTGCTCAACTCCCTGGAAAGCTCGTCCAAGAAGTCTTCTTCCATGCCCGTTACTTTGTTCTGCTTCTCGGCCATCTGAAGTTCTACGATCTTAGACTTGTTCTTGATGTCAGCTTCTTTGAGCATCAACTCAGCAATTTTGACCCTCTTGTCAAACTCACTAGCCTCCTGGCCCTGCGGCAGATTGGTAGTCGTTGAAGCAATGACCTTAGCGCGTACTTCTTCAGGCATCAACTGCGCTTCAGTGAGCAGTTTCTGCGCTTCAGCACGGTTGTTCTCAGCTTGGGTT